TTCCATATACTGCGTCCAAGTGTCCGCATACTTCATTAACTAAAGGAGTTTCAGCATCCCAATCCTCTTCTCCATTTGGAAGCTTACAATTTGCTACATCAATTACATCTAAACGTACATTATCGTATAGGGCGGCCGCGCGATAGCATTGAAGAAAACGATTTTCAATAGTTAAATCTTCATCACCTGGCATATTGCGTGCGATTTGTTCTTCTTGGTCGCCGCCAATAAATATTATTAGATAGACCAACTCGCATTCGCGCGCAGCGGTATCAAGACATTTTAAATGCCCCTTATGCATCGGCATAAATTTACCACCATACATTCCCACTTTGTATTTCTTTTCACTCATTCAATCACATCCTTTGGAAAACTACCAAACATTGTATGCCGTGGTTCAAACTTATTCTCACAGTTTTCTACACGCGAAATACTCAACCATCTCGAACGTGCGGCCGCGTAATTATACCATTCATCAGAACTAATTCTATCAAAGAAATTAAAAATTCTTTTCATATGATCTTCTGGGATTACTCTACTTCTATTCTGATTATTTCGAAGACATAGCTCTTTAGTTGCATCAATCCAAATCAAATGATGTTCAAAATCAGGAAACCAGTTCAAAAATTCATCTCTGTCTCCACGAGTCGGCGCATTAGTATCAACAACAATATCATGGCCTGCCATTTCCGCCGCGTGAATTTGGCGAAAAAAAGTCATCCATACATCAAATTTATTATCATGAGAAGTGGGATCACCATTAAAAGTGGTATACATGTCATCAATAGAAAGATATCTATACCCGTTTTTGCGCGCTAGCTCCCGCGCGTAGGTGGATTTACCGCTGCCGGGATGGCCGCACATCAAAAACATTTTAGCCATTTAAATCTCCCTCCATCCATTATGCTTAATAATTGCGCGCATATTCTGAACACCAACAGGATTCATAGAATGAATATGAAAGAAGTAACCGGTATCAACAATACCCTCACGCTCAAGCCAGTTCAGAATTTCAATATAGTCACCACCGTATTTTACAAACTCACCAGCATCATGGTCAAGGTCAATCAGAATAGTATCATCATGCATATTACGCTCATACATGTAAAAAATTGTAGAAATAGCTTGCTGTGTACATTGAACCCAAATCCAATCATCAGAAGGCGGCCGTCGCATATCATCAACCCAAAGCTTCATTTTATTTACCCCTTTCTTTATCTTACATATATATTATACTCTAAATTTATTAAAAAATCAAGTTTAATAAAAAAAATAACACTCTCTAATGAGAGTGTTATCCCTTGAAAAAGAGGACTTATCCATTAGCGTTGACCATTCGCTAATTGGTGCGAAGCCCGAGACTTGAACTCAGAGTCCCATGCTTGTAAGGCATGTGCGTTCACCAGTTGCGCTAACCTCGCATATACAAGATACATAAAATACGGAATCGAACCGCTTAGACAGTTTTACAGACTGTTGTGTAACCAATAACACTTGTAAAATTGCTGCATGTATCTTTATGGTGGGCCAGGCTGGTGTCGAGCCAGCTATCGCCTTTCGGCGGCCTGATTTACAGTCAGGTGGGTTTGCCGATTCCCTACTGACCCATATTAAATTGTGGGAAATTGGTGATCTCTCGGAGATTCGAACTCACGATTACTAACTTGAGAGGCCAGCTTCCTAGCCATTTAGAAGAAGAGACCATAGGAGGGCATTGGGCAGTTTTAAGTGATGCCCAGCACCGCTAAAATATACCTTGAGGAGGGCATGCGGCAGCCCCGTGTTTTACAAGCTTTCTGCAGCGCCGCACTGACCAGCTTGATGGTGGACCTGGTGAGAATCGAACTCACAACCCATCCGTGCAAAGGACGAAGTTTCCCATTAGCCTACAAGCCCATCTATTTAATTATATAATAGGTAGTGTATATTCTCACAGCTATTTCCACCGCCGATAGATTTTAGTCTCTACCAGTGAAATAGTTCCCTTAAGTGAGTCTAAATTTTAAAGAAAGGAGGACGAAATACGTGGTTGCGGTCGGACGATTTGAACGTCGTCTCCAGTTTATGAGACTGGTGAGCTACCATTGCTCCACCACCGCAGTATCGGGCAGTTTTACAACTTACCCAGGTTGAGGATTAGCCAATTGGCGTGTCCTCGCTTTGGAGATTCTTTAATACTTTCATAACTATCAATCCTCCAAAGAAATAATTTTCGGTTTACTTTGCTTGAATTTTATTATAGTGAGTTGTCAAACCACTTGTATCGCCACATATCAGTGTACAGCATCGGTATTGCTCCGCGTTTCTGTTATCTGCCAGTGGTAGTTTAACCGAAAAAATCCATGCTTTCTTCTCACTTTTGTTGAATAACGAACGGCATCGCTTCAACGCTAAACGCCTGGGGAGGCTGGTACTGACACCGGGGATTGAACCCGGAATCTCCACCTTGAAAGGGTGGCGTGTTCGCCAATTCCACTATGCCAGCTTATTATGGTGTCCCATGAATGACGCTCAACTCATTCATTATACCTTTTTGACGCAATCTCCAGGTGCCGGCGAACGTTTTTCCGGACTTATGGGACGATTAAATTAACCGAAATGCAGGAACTATGTTACCATTCCACATGCCCTTGTGTTTTGGTGTCTGGTGTCCCCTGCTCTACCAGCACTTCCCGCCTCGATGGGCGCGGAGTCCAGCGCTCTCTGTAAGCCGTTGCTCGCTTTTTGGAAGTTGCCGCTTCCTCACTATTCTCGGCAAAGAATAGAATTGGCAATATGTACGTATATCCACACGCTAATGGCCAGTGCTCTCAGTTAAAGTGGCGGCACAGAATCACCACTGAAGCATTTTAACTTTTTATGCGCACGACTATCTTTTGCGCTACCCGCATCATCACGGCGGGCTGGCGACTCCGGTGGGCTTTGCTCCCACGACCTCGTGCGTGACAGGCACGTATTCTTCGTTGCTGAACTACGGAGCCATCAAATATCACTTTTACCTTCTTCTTCACTTGCTTCATACGCTCCCACGCAGAAACGAAGCCAATCTTCATACTCTTCTGGAATAATTTCTTCAATCTGAATCTGAGTATCAAAATCATCAAACATTTTGATTTATCTCCCTTCTTCATCTTACATATATATTATATAATAAATTTAAAGAAAAATCAAATTTTAAATCTCTAAAATTCTTAAAGCCTCTTCAACATCTTCATCAGTCAGACCAGTGGATGGATTTGTCCATACAAGATGATTAATATATTCACCCATGTCATCCCAATCATCTATAATAACATAATGCTCGATCGGATCTTCACGCGGCCGCTCCATATATTCCTTAATCGCGCGCCACCTATCAATTCGATGTTCACCAGTGCGGTCAAAAATTTCAATACCAAATTCATTGAGCTTATTGCGAAGCTCAATAAAAGATATATCATTCTTAGTTTCATCTTCTTGATGCCAGCCTTCGCGCCAAGTAGAACTCAATACTACTCGCGCGCCACTACGGACAACCAATCTTCTAAGTCGCTTAACAAGATAATCGTCTACAAAGCACCAACCATCAGATGTCATAGTACGAGTATGCCGACAGTTAAGCACCCCATCAACATCAAGAAAGATTACATTCATCTTTCTATTCCCCTTTCTTAAAGTCTTGCCTATTATAAGACCCCTTACCTTTCTTATTTTTTATTCGTGAGCCGCGCTTACGAAAAGCCAAAAATTCTTGAAGCTCTTCACCACTTTTCTTAAAGATTTCTTTATTCATTAGAGATGCAACTCCTCAAAATTTATTACTTTTACAAGTTCATTAGCTCGTGCATTAAGCATATTGAGAAAATCCTTATTGGGTTCTTTCCAAATGGCAACAGGGTACTTATGTCCCTTACCATATAAAGTAGCCCCATTCTGTCTACAATATCTTAACCACTGAGACCAGCTAAGCCCACTAATCCTACAAGCAAGAAGTGCAAAACTCCCATTAATAGACTTATCCATATCCGCGCCAAGCCATTCTTTATGAACAGGGCAAATCGTCCATCCATTATTACTGCTCTCACGAAATACAAAATAAGACTTCATACAAGCATTTCTCCCCAAAGTTGCTTAATTTCTTTTTCTTCTTCTGGAGTCAAACAAGTAATGTTATACCAAGGCGGCAGTCTATCTGCGATTTCTTCAATAGGTGGAAGCTCAATATCAACGACTTCAACTTTTTGCTCACTTTTATAGCCGTCAATAATATACTTCTTTACGGTTGAAGCACTCCAGCCTGTAGCCTTTGCTGCGCCGCTATATGTGCCGCAAGCCAGATATGCTTCATTCATAGCGATTATATCATCTTGAGTTACGCGTTTCATTCAACATCGTCCCAATCGTCAGCAGTATATTTATGACTCTGGAGTTTCTTCGCGCGCCGTTCCTTTTCGCGATTCTTACGGTCTTCTTCCTCACGAGCGCTTTCCTGCCACTCATATTCCCATTCCATATATGAACGATTTTTATCTCGCTTCGCCATTTTTATACTCCTTTACAAGATTAAGATAAATATTTGTTTTCATTATACTAATGAGTTCATCATCATTATAAGATAGATTTGGTGCAAAAGTCATTAATAGTTCTCCAAAACTTTTATCTGGATAAGCTTCCCAAATACGACCAAGTTCATTAAGAACCTGCATGATATATTTCTTATCTCTCATTTTATTTGTTTGTTTCCTTTTCAACTTTCTATATATATTATATCATTATTTTTCACAAAAGTCAAAATTAGGACTCTTTCTTACCCACCAATCGAGTTCTCCAGTTTCGTCATAACGCTTCCAGCGCGCAACCACGTCATCAAGCTTCTCTATATTATTAAAAAACATCTCTACGTGCGGTCGCTCTGCACGATCAGCATGATAATGACCAAATAACCAATACTGCCATTTACACTGATTTTTCAATTTATCCATCCAAAGTTCCATTGAACTATCAACAGAAGACTGATCTACCCCACTAAGAAACATATCAACTGGCCGCCATGAATATGGACAAGTATGGGAGAAGATAAAATCAAAATCCCAATCTTTAAATAAAGAAGAACACTTTTCCATTTCTTCCGTACTTAATTGTTCATCTGGAAACCATCCAGTCTTCTTAGGATTATTGTAATTCCAATCAGTTTTACTATATATGCCCGCCCGTGCAAGACGATACCATTTATCTACGGAGTAAGCACCACCAATTACACCACAAGTATAACCATTAATAATATAAACTTGATAATCTTTAAAGTATCGAATATTAGGGTATTCTTCTTCCATCCATATCATCCCGTCTATCTCGGAATCATATTTATATATCATATTCCCAAGACCTTGCGGGCGCGCCTCATGGTTTCCTCTCACACAATAAAAACGATAACCACGCGCGTTTACTTCTGCTTTTAGTTTATCATCAGTTTTATTCAAAAAGAAGTTAAATCCAGCATCTCCAAGAATAATAATTGCTGTCTCTTCGGGCACATAACCATTCAGGCAACCATTATTCATCCAGTCAAATCTTCCATGCGTATCCCCACGCACCAACCAATTTTCAATCATTTTTACTCCTTTGTAGAAAGAATATACATTACTTCATCAAATGTACAATACTTAAAATGTGCATAATTATCTGTAACTACATACACGCGATAAATTTCTCTATCACCCGTAAGATGCAAAGTTTGTATATATGTCATAATTTTTCTCCTTTCATTTCTATTTATATTATAGCAAAAAATTTATTTTATTTCAAATTTAAAGGAGAGGTCACCCTCTCCTTTAATCATCTAATAATGTAGCCAATTCAGCTACTTCGCCGCGTTCCGTTTTTGGTAGATATACATATCCAAATAGTTTATTACCACTCAACTTATCTATCATTTTAATAATACCATTATCTTTCTCATATACTTTATGGTCAACTTGATGAGTATCAGAATTTAGCCAAAGCTCACTATTTTCACCAACGCGACTAATAATCAATTTCGCAATTTCTGTAGTTATATTCTGTGCTTCGCAAACATAGATCAAAC